CCCCGAGACTCTAAGGCACTAGAATTAGTGCTAAAAAACCCGCGCTTAGCATACGCTAAGCTGGAAAAAGATTATATTGCAGCGTTGCTACAATATAAAAAAAATCAGCGTTGGCTGGTTGAGGCCCTCATATGGTAACACTAACCCTACTAGATTGAGTCTGGTAGGGTTTTTTTTGCTTAAAATTTAACCAATATCCGAGGATAAAGAAAATGCAAATAAGAGATCTAGCCCTAGCTGCAAGTGCAGCGGGCTTAAAAGATATTCGCCATTATCTTAACAGCGTGTTAATAACACACCAGCAGATCATTGGCAGTGACGGATATAAACTTGTCCGCATAATGCGCGGCGATGCTCAAGCGTTGCCAGATGATCTTGATAAGATCATTATCCCCATTGAAGCCGTTAAAAGCTTTTTAAAAAAATTTGGTAAAAAAGATGACTTAACTAATTTTACAGTCGTGAAAATTGGTGACCAGTGCGCGTTATCAGCGCATTATGGGGGCACAATAGAAGTCTTTGAACCCCTAGACCATTGTTACCCTGATTTTAAAAAAGCTTATCAAAAAATAATTGATGAGCAGGGGCTAAAAGAGTCTTTATCAGACTTCGATTATGAGATCCTAGGCGCTGCCCAGAAGGCTATTAACGTTTATTTAAATAAAAAAGGCGGCCCGGTGAAGTTTACCAGGCGCGAAACGATTGGATACTTTAAACCTACTGACAATGTTATTTATATCGTCATGCCCTGCAGAGTATAAAAACAATTAAATTTAAACAGGGGGGTATTACTACCCGCCAATAAAAAGCGCGTAGTAACACACGCGTAATTAACCAATATCCGAGGATAAAGAAAATGATTGCAATTCACACAAAATACCTTGCACCAACAAACACCAATGGTGCAAGGATAAAGGCTTATACCGCCAGCGGTATGGGGGTTAAAGGTTTCACAACTATTATTTCGTACCCCTACGCCTTGGATGGGGTAGTATGCCATTTCAAGGCCGTTCAGGCACTAGTTAAAAAAAATAACCTAGACTGGAATTTAGATGCGATGCGCTATGGTGACAGCGCGGATGGTAAAGGGTTCTCTTTTTGTTTTGATTGCTCACAAGTGAACAATGGTTACAACGTATAACTAATTAAGGCGGGCAATATTGCCCGCCAATAACCGAAAGGAATAAAAAAATGAAAATACAATCAGAAGATAAAGCGGGGTATAAAATAGAACGTCAAGCGGGTAGCACAAATGACTCTATCATTGCACAAGCTTTGAAAATTTTAGAAGCTAGAGTACTTATAAAAAAACATTTCTATCTAAATCCTCAAGACACCGAAAACTATCTAAAAATTAAGCTTGCAGGCTTAGAGCGCGAAGAGTTTCATTGCCTTTTTTTAGATAGTCAGCACGCGCTAATTAAACACGAGTGTCTATTTACTGGCACTATCGACGGGGCTAGTGTATATCCCCGTGAAGTAATCAAAAAAGCACTGCAACACAATGCAGCGGCTTTAATCTTTGCACACAACCATCCATCTGGTAATTGCACGCCAAGCCAAGCCGATGTAACAATTACGGGCAAGCTTAAAGACTGCGCGGCACTTTTTGATATGCGTGTGCTGGATCACATAATAATAGGCGGAGGGGCGGCTTATTCGCTAGCTCAAAACGGCAAGATGTAACTAAAGGCGGGCAATATTGCCCGCCAATAACCGAGGATAAAAAAATGAATAAGTATTTGTACCTATATGTACTACAAGGCTTTTACGCGCTAGGCTGGGAGGACTTAACAGCAAGCGAAAGCCCAGAAGAAGCAGAACAAGACAAAAAAGACTATGTAGAAAATGAACGGGGACATTATCGCATAATAAAAAGGCGCGTTTTAAACAAGTAAGGATTAAAAAATGATAACTTTTAACATAGAATTAACCGATACTTTTCAAGGCGAGTCTAACTACTCGTGGGTTAAAAGAGACCAATTAACCACTAAAGACACCAAAAGGGCGATTATCCAAAAAGCTAAAGCATGGGCGGGTTTCACTGGCATTAGATGTGTAGTTGATGATTTTGGAGACACGATTAGTATTAAACCAAATGGAATTTGCCAAATAGCTTTCATTACTTTTGATTACTAATTGACAACAATCAACCAACAAGGGAGGGGTAAAAATGCACGCTATATATAGGGTTTATTTATGCGATGATTTAGCAATATATTATTTTAACAAGTGAGGATTTAAACTTTACAAACAGCGGGTATAAAATTATTATATCCGCTCAAAAAAAGGCTGCCGCTTATGCCCATATCAAAATAAGCGAGTACATAAGGAATAAAACCATGAAAACATTTAGAGAAATAGCCCTGACACTTGAAGAAAAGTACCGCTTAAGCGGTATAGACAATGCCAGTTTTACAGTTCACTCACTCACAACAAGTGAGGTGTTAGCAATATCAGTAACGCTTAACGCGTGCGGGTGCAATAATCAGCCCGTGCTTATCGCATTAGGTGAGTACCGTGTCGAGTTACTCTAATGAGTAGCATCGAGCTAAATATAGACTACTTGCTGAGCAGTGAGGATCAAGAAAGCAACCGAATAGGTGAGGCTTTAGGGCTTAAAGATGTTTATGATATAAACATTACACTTGAGTACACGTATCGCACGGCTCAGCCTCAAACACTCTATGACCCTGCTTGGGGAGAAGAGATAGAGGTTGAAAGCTATTACATAGCTGGGGTTTATGAAGATAGCACATACGTTCCTATATCTAAAGAACAGAGCGATATACTTTTGTGCTTGAAACCGCGTATTATCGACACCTCGCGTTTAATAGATAGCGTAATTGATAGTCGCAACGATAATTAAAACTAATCAGGTGGGCATTACTGCCCACTATAACCGAGGATAAAAAAATGCAGAGTTTTTTAATGTGTTCAAGACACAACATAACCCCAGAGCAGCGTGCTCTAGCACTCAAAGCGGGGATTACCCTGCATCCAGGTACTGACCTGGATGCATTCGCTCCCAACCATTACCTAATTAAACAGGTGTGTGATCAGGGGGTTTTTGAGGGGGTTATTGTAGTGCATCCTGCACTAGCCCTTAAGCTCTCTACCGCCTACCGAATAGGTGTGTTTGAGAACGCTAATAGGGCGCCAGAAGGTGGTGCACCTTCTTTTCAGGCCGTTGGGTTTGAAGTCTTTGACCTAGTGCCACGCCTAGCGGCATGGGAATATGCAGCAAATTATGACATGATAAAAGTATAAACTAATCAGGTGGGCAGTAATGCCCGCCAATAACTACGAGAAAAGAAAATGAATAATGTAAACATAGTAAGAGCAGTTGCTCTATTAGTAGCCTTCGCATCTGGATGTGTGGCGTACCACACTTATTTTAAAACAAATCATGAGAACTACGTGGAGTTAAAAAACACAAAGTCAGGGAAGTTTGTCATTATAAATGACTTAAAAGGTGAGGGTCACATATATGAACTTAACGAACTAGAACCCGTGCCTGTACCGAACCAAAACCAAAACCTAAGTACTTATAGCTCAGGGGCAAGTCAAAGCTATCAACTGCCAATGGGCAACAAACACTAAACTTAACAGCGGGTAGCAATACCCGCGAGGATTTAAAATGGAAATGATAAAAGACCCGTCGGGTCTTCTACACGAGTTCCCAGCCCATGTGCTAACGATTCACAAGAAATACAAGGGTGAAATGCAGAAAACGCATGGCATTCCCGAAGATATTTATATCAGGTTAGAGGTAGAGCAGAAGATGCTCTATATAGATACTCGCTTTCTAACAGCGGCTGGACTAATAGCTAGCTTAATTGAATGGCGCAAGCTGTCGTCATACAGGGGGACATTGCTTAAACGAATGGCGGCAGGTACTGGCAAAGTGGAAGGGGCGGTTAACTGCGTGGCGTTTGACTTAATCCCCGTGTCAGAACAAGGCGCAGGTGACGTGGATGATAGCTTGAAGCGTATCAGACCAAGACGAGGCAGACCATTGACCGTGCATAAACGCATTAGGTATCAAAAACAAGCGGGTGAAGTAGCAGGCAAGTTAGCTAACTTCAACGATCAGGTGGGTAACTGGCGCGAAGCATACGGACACTTGCCGATATACGAAGAACTGCATAAGTATATTAAAGAGGCTAAGCGGACGTATGAAGAAGCCTATAACATGCTCAGTCTTGGACGCAGATCCAAGGTAAGAGCGGAAAGGCGGACTAGTGCGCCTAAAAAAGCCATCCACATTGCGTACATAAGATGCACGGGGCTTGACGAGCTAATCACTAAAGATAGTGAGGCGATATATAAACTTATCAGGAAGTTTGTCCAGGATGAGCGGGGCAATTTTACATTGCAGGAGCGAGAATATACCCCACTGATGGATAAATCGGAGTGGATAGGTAGATACGAACAAGGTGAGGATAAGGACGGTGAGAACGCATATAAACACTTATATGTACCGATAAGTATCATTAAAGCAGGGGTCTATAACAATGACATTTTAGGATATAAACACGACAAGCGATACCTTGAGACCTGCCAGAAGTATATCGGCTTTAGGGGCTTTAGATGTGCTAAATTTGACTTGGGGGCTCTCGATGACTAGGGCAATAACTACGGAGAAAGAAATGGCGACTATAGAAATAAAAAATAAAAGGACGCGAGAAATTATTTTTAGTTATACGAAGGATGAAAATAATGCTGATCTACACGAGGCTAATCTACACGAGGCTAATCTACACGAGGCTAATCTACACGGGGCTGATCTACACGGGGCTGATCTACACGAGGCTAAGCTATACAGGGCTAATCTATACAAGGCTAATCTACACGAGGCTGATCTACACGAGGCTGATCTACACAGGGCTAATCTACGCGAGGCTGATCTACACGGGGCTAATCTATACAGGGCTGATCTACACGGGGCTAATCTATACGAGGCTAATCTATGCAAGGCTAATCTATGCAAGGCTAATCTATACAGGGCTGATCTACACGGGGCTAATCTACACGAGGCTGATCTACACGGGGCTAATCTACACGGGACAATAGGCAACATGCGCGAAGTTTGCTCATTACAGATTGAAGATTTTCCGATAACATTCACTAAAGATGCCCTGCAAATAGGCTGCAAAAACTACACTCACGAGCAATGGCGGGCTTTTACAGATGACGAAATTTTTGTTATGCACGACCAAGCGCTGCCATTTTGGAAAAAGTGGAAAGATCACATATTTAAAACCATAGAACTAAAATACGGGGAATTGAAATGAACCGAGCATTAGACGACGCTAAGTTATATGCAAGAGAGTATGCTAAAGAATATTACAGGGTTAATAGGGAAAAATGCAACTCCAGAACCTATGCGAACATAGCGAAAAGAAAAGCAATAGAAAATGAGATGAAAGCAAGGGGGTTACCTGTAACAAAGAAAGTACCACAAGCGGCTAGCACGCTGACAATCAAAGAAGTGGCGGCTATATTGGAGCTAACAATGCCAAAAACTAGAGCGATAAGTAAAGACGCTAGATATAACATGCCTAAGTACACGCAGTTAAGATTAGATGGGGCAGAACTATACGATTTGTTCCAGATTAAAGAATGGATGCAACAGTATAGAGAGGTGTTAACACAACTGGCTATCACGGGACGGAAGCACAGCAACAACGGCATAACGCTAACCAAAGAGGTTATGTTGTTAGTAAACTGGGTAGTAAACTGCGCTCACATCGAGCGGCATACCATGCGGTTACAGCAAGAAACAGCTAGCAAAAGACTATGTGCTAGCTATGGTGTCAAATCACTATTGGAGATTAAGTTATGAACAAGATGACGCTCCGCGACCACTTTGCAGGCTTGGCTACGCAAAATGAAAGTCTAAAAGTATTAACAGCGGCCGTTGAAAATCTAAACAGAAAGGTTGATGAGAGGACATTTCAACTTGAAATAGATCAAGAAAAAATGCAAGAACATATCAATTTTATTCATAAGGGCTTTAGCGAAATAAGAGATAAATTGGCTGGTGAAACTAAAGAAGAACAATCATTTAACTGGAACGATACCCCGATAATATGTGAAATAAACGGATACAGGTGGTATTTAGGTCAAGAAGCTGATGAAGAAATGAACTGGTGCGAAGCTGTTGAGTGGTGCAAGTCAGTAGGTGGGGAGTTACCGCCTAGAGAAGTGTTATTGATGTGCTATATCAATGAAGATATAAAGCCATCATTTAAAACCTCATGGTATTGGTCATCTGCCGAGTTCCATGCGACGAGCGCCTGGGAACAGGCCTTCACCAATGGCGACCAGCGCACCAACTACAAGAACAGCAACTACTCCGTGCGAGCGGTCAAAAAGGTGAAGATATGAGCAAAGAAAGAGAGTTGTTAAAAAAAATTTGGGAAGACTTAGATGGTGACAGGGATAACTACTCTTCATTGTGCGAGGAGATAGAAGAGCTACTAGCCCAGCCTGAGCAGACTGAGCAAGCGCCTAAATTGGACATCTATAAAGATATTTTTGCAGATTACAAATATCTTTTAAATGCTTTTGAAAATGGAGCTGACGCTAATGATTATATTAACGAAATACAGCGAGCTAAGTCTGATATTAGAAAAGCTTGCAATTGGCTATTTCCACTGCCCACCAATGTCATAGATGATTTGGCTCAAAAATCGTTTTTTGCTGGAACATTTGATTTTAGAGTATTTGCGAGAGAACTTGAGAAACAGCACGGAATAGGGTTTACAGATGAGTAAAGAAAGAGAGTTGTTGAAAAGAGTAAGAGATGCTTTACGTGAGCTAAAAGAAACTCATTATAATTTATACTGGGATATACAATCTATGCTTGACCAACCTGAGCAGACTGAGCAATTTAAACCAGATTGGGTTAATTACAGACAAGGGGTGGAAGATGCAAAACCTAAACCTTTAAGTAATGAATGGCTTGAGGACAATATAGGTCTTATTCACATGGACGTTTCTTTTACTGATTTAGTTAGAGCCGTTGAAAAAGCACATGGTATTGGAGTAGATGATGAGTGAAGAAAGAGAGTTACTAGCGCAGATAATGCGTTATTTTGCAGCAGGTGACATAGCTGTTAAAGAATTTGAAATGAGTAGTGATATTGCAGAGACACTTCATAACGCTCAAGAACTACTAGCCCAGCCTGAGCCTGAGCCTTTATCCCCGATTGAAAAACATGAAATCTTTTTAAGGAGTTTAATAGAAAATAATGGTGAAGGGTTAAAAGAGTTAAAAGCATTTGACATCCAAACATACAATAAAATAAAAGAGGTTTTTGGAAATGAGTCCTGAAAGAGAGCTCCTGCAAGAATGCTATTTTTTTATCGACAACAAAGTTACTGTCTCTAGTAAAAGGCTATTAGATCGAATAGACAAACTGCTCGCCCAACCTGAGCAAAAGCCTGAGCCTGATGAACTGGAAGATATTATAAAACAAATACACAATAACGCATTTTATGAAGGAAATTCTCATGTAATTGGTGTTAGAGATGTCTTAACTATTTTTAGAAACTATTTGAAAAGCAAAAGATATATTGAGGATTATAAAGATGAGTGAAGAAAGAGAGTTTTTGAAAAGATTTGCTGACAGTAAGTGGAATTACGATGATTGGTGCTTTTTAAAAGCCGTTGCGGAAGAACTACTCGCCCAACCTGAGCAGACTGAGCAAACGCCTGTGGCTTGGATGTATGATTACATAAGTCCAACTTCGGTAAAACATGCATCAGTTGAATTTGGTAAATGTCCATCAGAAGAATGGATGACAAATATACGCCCACTCTACACATCACCACCAACCCGTAAGCCTTTGAGTGATGATGAAATACGGGTAGGTATGGGAGACGAGCCACCAATCTCACGTAGCGGTTTTGTGCGAGGCGTTAAGTTTGCAGAAAAAGCACACGGCATAACCGGAGGTGGGGATGAAAATGATACCCAACACACGAATTGAAACATGGTTTGATTATAACAGACAGAAGCGGTTTCAATGGGAAACACCATTCCCAAAAGATATTTGGTTTAAACCATTAGCCAGTATGTACACACGAAAAAGGAGAAGGTGATGATGCCTAGATGTGATATATGCCATAAAACAGCACCCTACGTCAATGAACTGCTTGACTGTTATAAGACTGATAAGATTGAGGACGTTTGCCCTGACTGCAATAGAATAATAAATGTGCAATTAAGAAAGATTAAATCGGTAACTACAAGAATGACGATAAATTTATTTAAGTCTTATATAACCAACTTAATAAAGAGGGGGGCAGAGAAAGTCCACGATATTAGAGGTGAAAAATGACACAAACACATGGCGGCAAGGGTTCAAAACAACGCCCAACAGATCAACAGAAGTATAGGGACAATTGGGGTGCTATTTTTGGTAAAAATAAAGAGAACAAAATGACCGCAGAAAAAATAATAAGTATAGAAGAAATATCGGAATATAAATCACACGGAGTAAATAAATTTTTCGATAGCTATTATGATGGTTATAAAATCACAACGGATAAGCAAGAAATAATTGTTGGTGTTAGCAATGAGCAAAAGTGTTGCGAGCATTGGGGGTGTGTTTCTTCATTGGACAACGTCAATGATTTTGGAGGAGCGGATTTGCTAAGTATAGTAAAAGTAGACACCTTGTTAAAAGCGTATGACTTTACTGATTTGCCTTGTGGGTATTTTGCTTTAGATGAGGCTATGTTTATTAATTTTGAAACATCTAAAGGTACCTTCCAGATCGTTTGCTATAACAGCCATAACGGGTATTACGGACACGATGTTGTTGTAATATCTAATCAGCTAGCCATATTAGAGGAGTTATAAAAAATGAGTATTGCCCTTTATTTAGATATATTATGGTGCATAGCTTTAACATTAGTTGTTGTTTTCGTTGCTATTTGCATTATCTGGATTGTTGTAAGTGCTTACGATGACATTAGAAAAATGATAAGAGGATAAAAAGAAATGAGACTATACGAGTTAGGTATTGGCAAAAGATTTAAACTAATTGAGGACAGCTCAGGCACAGTGTTCTTATTAGATCATATAGACGGGGCATACTCCGTATGCTTCCTAGGCAATGCAATTGTACACATATCGGCTAATGCTGAAATAGAAGAGGTGGAGTGATGAGATTAGATGAAATGGCAATGGCTTTTGCAATATTTTCGATAGGTGTGATGGCGCTAGCGGCTGCATCTTTTTTGTTTAAAGCAGTAGGGGTAGTGCAATGAAAAAGTATACAGCGATAATTAATTTTACGATTGAAATCGAAGCGGAAGATGATGCAGCTGCCGAATATGTAGCATCAACGGCTCTACCTAAGACGTATTACTTTAGGTGTGATACAGGTAACGGGAAATATTTACTAGGTTTACCTCCTGTGGTCTTTGCAAACGAAGCCGAGAAAGAAGGTAAACCAGAAGGGTACTAGAGGAATAGATAAGCGAGTAAGGGTGTGGTAAAATAAACAACTGTTATCAAAGATAAGAGGTTTTAAATGTTGTCAGAAGATGAATGCTACGAATTATGGTACTCAAAAAATGGCTTAGTAGAAACTATACGCCTGATCTATGAGACAGGTTTTAACGCGGGGCAAAAGAAGGTTAAAAAGAATGGCAAACAAAACGTCAAACAAAAATCGCAAGAAACCGAAGAGCAACCCTTTTAAAGCAAGTGAACAGTATGGCAGATGATATAGACAAAGCTAATGCCCAAGCTCAGTTAATACTTGAAGTTCAAATAAAGCTAAACAAAAAAGACATTAATCCCTTTCAAAATGAGTCAGGTCAATGCTGGGAGTGCAATACCCCTGTTGCAGATAATCGCAGGTGGTGTTCAACAGAATGTAGAGATGCGAGTGAGTTATGAAACAGAAAAGAGAAATAGACGGCTACTTTGATACCCATACAAAAATTGTATGGGTGCTTGCAATATCATTGTTTATTTACGGGTACACTAAATGGGGTCCTTGCCTCTAAAGGCCTAGTATGAATTGGGCAGACTTTGTTTCCCCCCCCATAAATCTCTGGAATTACCCTAAACAAAATGAGGATTATAAAATGAGCGATTTAGAAGACACAAATTTAAGCAGTCACTACGAAACAATTGTTAAACCTGTATGGAAAATAAAAGAATCACCTGCAACACCCGATCTTATTAACAACCCAGCGCATTATAAAAAAGGCGGTTTTGAAGTATGGGATATAATAGAAGCCTTTGGGTTAAACTATAATATAGGTAATGTGACTAAGTATATCCTTCGTGCGGGACACAAGGGTAATAAGTTGGATGACTTAAAGAAGGCTAGCGCCTATTTAAACAGGGAGATAGAAAAAATAGAGGGTAAGAAATGAAAGAGTTATTTAGAAAATGGTTTTACCCTCCTCACAAGTGCATTATTTTTAGAAACTATTACGGTATAAATAAAAAAGTGTGTATTGATTGTAGGAAAGAACACCCCATAGGCGAAGCGCATTTTATAAAGCATCAGAGGTAACCATCATGGTACAGTATAGATGAAAGTGTTAGCCCTGCTCTTAGTGTTATTGCCTACACTGAGTTCAGCAGGAGAAAAAGAGTGCTTAGCAGCTATAATGGTCAGCGAAGCATCAGGAGAAAGTTTAGAAGGATTGGTAGCAGTAGCTCAGGCAAGTATAAATAGGGCGAAGGCTACTAGGCGTGCGGTGTGTAATATAAAAGGTGTTACACGTAAGAGTCCACCTGCGGATTTAGCAGAGTATTATATGGCGCTAGCCGAGTCTATTTTAAAAGGAGGCAAGTCTATTGTCGGTGCTGCGGATAGCTGGGAAAGAAGTAGAATACCAAAATACGCGGGTAAGATTACCCGTAGAATAGAACACCATACCTTTTATGTATCTAAAAGGCTAAACTAGGAGAAAAGAATGAAAGTAGCGCTAGAAGAATATACGAACCCCCTAAATTTAGGGAAATACGCTGGCATTTGTTATGGGAGAGAAGGCAATGAGGAAAAACGATTGGCTCACATTATTGGGGTTGGGCACTTATCTGTGCTGCGGTTTGGTAGTGCTGTATTTCGCATTGAAGGAATTAGCAGAGTATGCCTAGCCCAGCTTACAAGAAGTAAGCATTTAGATTATTTAGTACGAAGCTCTAGGTACTGTGACGAAAGCGAAGCTGAGTATATTTTGCCTGTTGCATTTGAAACCATACCCCCAGAGAACCTTGAAGTTATTAATCGTCACATACAAGAGGGCGTGCAGCTCTATAAAGAACTGCGGGATGGGGGGTTTGCTAAACAAGATGCTAGATATATCCTGCCACAAGCGCAGGGAACAGAACTCTATGTAGTGGGTAACTATCAAGCATGGGTAGATTTTATTAAACTTAGGACATCTAAATCCGCTCAATTTGAGGTGCGAGAGGTAGCCCTTAAAATCAAACTGCATTTACAACACGCCGCGCCCATTATATTTGGTGAACCTGATGCCTTGGATTGAATTAAATGGTGATCGTAGAATACCCACAGATGAAATAGTGTATGAGCTATCCATTTGCTGGGAGGAATATTCACAAAATAAAAACGATCCTGAAACTAATGAAGCGATGGCCTTTTTAGTTCAAATAGCTGCGGCTAGGATGTGCATAATCAATAAAAGAAACCACTTCTTAATAGTGGGGTTGATAGTCACTAATGTGTTATGGGCGTTAAATAAAATGGGGGCCCTTTAATGACCCCCGAAGGCGCTATTAAAAAAAGAGTTAAAGAAATCCTTGTTGATGTAGGTGCTTGGTACTGTATGCCTGTAGGTTCGGGCTATGGCAAATCAGCAGTGCCTGATTTTATCGTTTGTCATCAAGGATTATTTATCGCCATTGAAACAAAAGCGGGCAACAAGCAAGCCACAGCTATACAGGCTAGAGAAATAGAACGAATAAAAGCTGCGGAAGGTATAGCGTGGGTTATTAATGAAACCAATATAGCGGAGTTAAAAGAATGGATATTATCGGTGTCGACATTGAGACCTATTACGACAAAAAGTACAGTCTCTCAAAAATAAGTACTCAAGAGTATATAGATCACCCACTCTTCGAGGTTATCGGAGTAGCAGTAAAAGTAGAAGTAAATGAAGCCCCTGCTGAATGGTTCAGCGGGACAATGGAGGAGATTAGTAAATGGCTATCCCAGTTTGACTGGGAAAATTCTTGGGTGTATGCCCACAACACTCTATTCGATGCCACTATTTTAGCGTGGAAGTTCGGCATAAAGCCTAAATTATGGATAGACACTTTGTCTATGGCTAGGGCAGTACATGGCACAGAAGTAGGGGGGTCACTTGCCAAACTAGCGGAGCATTACAAGTTAGGGCAGAAAGGCACTGAAGTAGTCAGGGCTATGGGGGTTAGGCGAGTAGACTTTAGCGAAGAAGAACTAGCTAAGTACGGCCAGTATTGCATAAACGATGTAGAGTTGACTCGCGGGGTATTTAACCACTTAGCCCCACACTTTAATAGGATTGAGATAAAGCTCATTGATATGACTATACGTATGCACACAGAGCCTAGCTTTATCCTAGACCTGCCTACGCTAGAGGATCACTTACACCATACCAAAAGACGCAAAGAAGATTTACTGGCAGCTAGTGGCATGGCTAAAGAGGACTTAATGTCTAATCCTAAATTCGCGGATGTGCTAAGGGCGCATGGGGTAGTGCCCCCTATGAAGATAAGCCCGACAACGGGTAAGGAAACATACGCCTTCGCTAAGACTGACGAGGACATGAAAGCATTATTAGACTATCCAGACTTTGATGTTCAAGCTATTGTTGCGGCTAGACTAGGCACTAAATCTACTATAGAAGAGACCCGCACCCAAACTTTTATAGAGATTGCTCATACAAATAGATACCTGCCTATACCACTTAAATACTATGGTGCGGATGTATCGGGGAGGTGGAGTGGGGTATCATTTAATATGCAGAACATTCCTAGAACATCACCTATTAAATCGGCTATACAAGCCCCAGAAGGACACGTTATAGTGGGTGCTGACTTAAGCAATATAGAGCTAAGAGTGAGTTTATATTTTTCAGGACAGCTCGATAAGCTTAAGATTATTGCTGAAGGTAAAGACCTATATAAAGACTTTGCTGCATCTGCATTTAAAGTACCCTATGATGAAGTAACAAAAGACCAACGCTTTGTAGGAAAAACTTCGGTACTGGGGCTCGGCTTTGGCACAGGGGCGGTTAAGTTAAGAGAGTCTATTAGGGCTATGTCAGGCACAGATATAGGAGCAGCAGAAGCAAAACGCATTGTAGACTTATATAGGGAAGAGTTTAGCGAGGTTAAAAATACTTGGGCTAAGGGCGGCCAAGTATTAAAAGATATGCGTGACAATGTAGCGGCAACTTTTGGTACGATTAACTTACCTGTAGCGGGCAGGAGGGGCGTGTTGTTACCGTCAGGACTCTATTTAAAATATCCTGATTTAAAAGAAATGCGCACCGAGACAGGTACGGAGTGGACGTACGCTAGCCATAGAGGTTCGCGCCGTAGAATATACGGCCCAAAAACCGTGCAAAATACCATACAGGCTTTAGCAAGGTGTATAATGGGGGAAGCGATGGTGCGAATCACCAAGCGCTATAAGATCGCCCTAACTATCCATGATAGTTGTTATTGTGCAGTTCCTGAAGATGAAGCCCAAGAAGCCTTAGACTTTATTATTGCGGAGCTGTGCAAAGAACCAACATGGATGCCTGGCATACCACTAGGCGCTGAGGGGGCATTTGGTAGGACATTAAAAGAAGCAGGATAATATGGCAAACCCCCCAGCATGGTCATTTAGTTCAATAAAATTATTTAGTACTTGCCCTAAAAAGTATGAGTCTGAAAGGGTCACTAAGGAAGTAGGTTATCAAGAAACAGAGGCAACCCTGTATGGAACACAACTGCACTTAGCCGCTGAAGAATACATAAGGGACGGCAAAGAGATTGACGCTAGGTTTGCTTTTATTAAACCTTACTTAGATAATTTGAATAAAATATCGGGGGAAAAGCTATGCGAATTAAAAGTAGGAATAAAAAAGAATGATGCAGGAAGATTGGAGTACTGTGATTTTGACGATGCTTCTGTTTGGTTCAGGGGTGTGGCAGACTTGGTTATCCTTGATGGAGATAGGGCTTGGATAGTAGATTACAAATCAGGCAAAAGTGCTAAGTATGCGGATATAAAACAGCTCGCCCTTATGGCGGCTGCGCTATTTCTAAAACACCCAGAGATTAAAAAGATAAAAACATCCTTACTGTTTGTGGTATCTAAAGAGTTTATTAAAGAAGACTTCACAGCCGCTAACGGGCTAGACATTTTTAGTACTTACAGTGAGCTATTGACTCAAAGAGAAATAGCCTATAATACAGGCGTTTTCAACCCTAAACCTAATGGGTTATGTAGGCAGTGGTGCAGCACTTTAAGCTGTTCCCATAACGGGAAGAATAAGTAATTTGCAAACCCTTGTTAACACAGACAGTGGCAAGGGTGTAAATGGCGGTTATCGGGTGATTGGCCTTACAAATTCCGAGAGTGCGGGTGTGGTAATTTACATTTTTTTTCTCATCACAGGCCGCACTACCCTATAGTAATTAGCGAGGTGCATAATGAGCAAAGAAATAAAAGGGCTTTTAGTTCTATATAAGGTATTAAGCAGTGACTAAAAAACGTAACTACACTCATGAACGTGCATTAGAAAAAGCAAAGCCCGGTGCCTTTGAAGCTCGCATGGAGAGACAACGCGCTAGACGCACCTTAGATAAAAAAGGTGTAGATCGTACAGGCAAAGATGTATGCCACGTTAAATCTTTAGCTAAAGGTGGTTCTAATAAAGACGGCACATTCTTAGCCCCCGCTAAAAAGAATAGAACTTTTGCCAGAGATGCTGACGGTAAACCTAAAAATAAATACGACAAGCCAAAATGATAATAAAAACTAGATCAGTAAAACAACTAGCCAAAGACTCAGGATTAAACGAAGAACTGATAGAACGTAATATAGACGCCCTGTGTGAGTTCACTTGGCGCATAGCTAAGAGAGAAAGAAAGTACTGCAATAATAAAGTCAGAGGGTGGGTAATGAGCGCTGATATAGTTAAACCGCCCTTGCTTGATCTGTTAAAAACAGAGGACGAAGAAGAAAAAGACTACCTTTAATTAAACTCGATTCATCACCGTAAGTGATTGGCGCATAGGATCATCATGGAAATTATAGACAATAAAGCACTGCTTATCCGTACCCGTAACCCAGATAAAATAACTGACGTTATAGAGCAGTCTAAAGTACTACGGGAAGTGCCAAATGTAGGGTACGAAGTCCTTGTTAAATGGACATTAACTAACACCTTTATCTTACACAAACTAGGGTTTAAAAAAGCGCCCTCCCCTATAGAGGGGCAATACGAATGGCCAGGTATGTATAAACCCTTTGACCATCAAAGAACGACAGCCTCTTTTTTAACTTTAAACAAACGAGCGTTTTGCCTGAATGATATGGGCGTAGGGAAAACTATGAGCGTAGTTTGGGCAGCAGACTATCTGTTATCAAAAAAAATTATTAGCCGTGTTTTAATTGTTTGCCCGTTGTCTATTATGGACACTGCATGGAGAGCTGACTTATTTAAAACAGCTATGCACCGTAAAGTAGATATAGCTCATGGTTCAAAAGATAAAAGAATTAAAGTGTTAAAGTCCGATGCCGAATTTGTCATCATAAATTATGATGGTATAGAGATAGTAGTTAACGACATAGCAAAAGGTAAATTTGATTTAATTGTATGCGATGAAGCATCAGCATTAAAAATACCCACTACCAGACGATGGAAAACTTTAAACTCGCTTATCACACCTAATACTTGGATGTGGCTATTAACAGGTACACCTGCTGCGCAGTCACCAATGGATGCTTACGGGCTAGCCAAAATGCTCAATCCTAATTCCGTACCTAAATATATAGGAGCGTTTAAAGATCAGGTTATGTTGCGGCTAACTCAGTTTAAATACATTCCCCGTACCGATGCGCAAGCTACCGTGTTCAAAGTTTTACAGCCCGCTATACGATACACCAAAGAAGAATGTTTAGACTTACCAGAGTTAACCTATGTGGAGCGGGATACTCCTATGACCTCACAACAAAAGAAATATTATGACATTCTAAAAAAAGAAATGTTATTTGAAGCGGCTGGAGAAGAAGTTAGCGCGGTCAATGCTGCGGTAAAAATGAATAAGCTATTGCAGATTAGTTCAGGGGCGGTCTATAGCGATACTGGAGAAGTAGTAGAGTTTGATTGCTCAGCAAAGCTTAAAGAAATGACGAGCGTAATAGAGCAGAGTAGTCATAAAGTACTAATATTTGCTAACTTCAAGCATGGGATCATTACTATAAAAACCCATTTAGATTCACTGGGGGTAACGTCGGATATTATTCATGGAGGCGTATCAGCAACCAACAGAGCTAAAATAATTACAGACTTTCAAACAACAAAAAATATACAGGTGCTTATTATTCAACCCAAAGCCGCAGCTCATGGCATAACTTTACACGCGGCTAATACGATAATATGGTGGGGGCCAATAACAAGCACTGAAACTTATCTACAAGCCAATGCTAGAGTGCATAGAGCAGGGCAAAAGAACCCTTGTACGGTAGTGCATTTAGTAGGCAGTCAAGTAGAACGGACACTTTATACAAATCTTACTAGTAAAACAGCAGCGCAAACTACGTTACTTGATATGTATAAAAATATAATTGGACAAGCCTGAAAAACTTTGCTATATTTACACCACCTTACGATATTCGTAAGAGA